AATGTGGGAGTATCAGTTTAAATTCTTCGTGAAATAGTGTTCTTTTAAGCTAATAAAAAATGCACGTGGAATTTAGGTACTAGTTATTCTTCTAGGAGGTTTTTTCCTATTGCAAAATAATAGGCCTTCTGGTGTAGAAAATATAGATGGACAAGGTGGAGGAGAAATGGCAAATAATATGGAACGACCAGGAGAAATAGAAAGATTAAATAATACAGTCTATAAGATGGAAGATATGGAAGAAATATACCTGGCAGGAGGCTGTTTTTGGGGTGTGGAAGGCTATATGGATAGGGTAGAGGGAGTAGTGGATGCAACTTCAGGCTATGCCAATGGTAGTACTTCTAAGCCTAGCTATGAAGAGGTAATTCGTAATAATACAGGTCATGCTGAAACTGTCCAAGTAGTATATGACCCAGAAAAGACGGACCTTGTAAATATATTGCTCTACTATTTTAAAGTTATAGACCCTACAGTATTAAATAGGCAGGGCAATGATAGGGGGACTCAGTATAGGACTGGTATATATTACACCGATGAATCTCAAAGAGAAATAATAGAAAAGATGATAGAAGAAGAGCAAAAGAAATACAAAAAGCCAATTGTTACTGAAGTTGAAGCCCTAGATAATTTCTATATAGCAGAGGATTATCATCAAGATTATTTGGCAAAAAATCCAGCAGGCTACTGCCATATAAATTTGAATTTAGCCGATGAAGATATAGACAGGCCAGACCTATCCTTTGAAAGTAATACAAGCATGAAGGAAAATATCTATAGCAAGCCTTCAGATGAAGAAATAAAGGAAAAGCTAACTTCCTCCCAGTATAAGGTAACTCAAAAGGGTGGAACAGAAATGGCCTATAGCCATGAGTACAATGACTTAGATGACAAGGGAATATATGTGGATATAGTAACTGGGGAGCCTTTATTCTCATCCCAGGATAAATATGATGCAGGCTGTGGCTGGCCTAGCTTTACTAAACCCATAGCTGAAGATGTGATAAATGAATATAAGGACAATAGCTTTGGAATGGCAAGGACTGAGGTCAAAAGTAAAACAGGCGATTCTCACTTAGGCCATCTTTTCCCAGATGGTCCCAAGGACCAGGGAGGCCTTAGGTATTGTATAAATGGAGAATCCCTAAGATTTGTAGCCTATGAGGATATGGAAACAGAGGGCTATGGAGATCTGAAAAAGATTTTTGATTAATTTTTTCCAGATTGAAAAAAATGGGCAAGATACAATATAGATTATAGAAGAAAGATACAGCTTATAAAAAAGAAATAGAATATAGAAAATAAAACAAGTCCAAGATAATTTTAATTATCCTGGACTTGTTTTTTATTGAATATCTTATAGAAGATAAAACTTATCTTTCGTAAACAAATTCTCCATCTATCATGGTCTTTAAAACCTTTATATCCTTAATTTCATCAGGGTCTATTGAAAAAATATCCCTATCTAAGACAATTAAATCTGCCACATAACCAGGAAGTAACTTGCCCTTGAAGTCTTCCTTAAACTCATTGTAGGCACTTCCCTGGGTGTAGGCATCTATTACATCTTCTACTGCCATTCTTTCCTCAGGATAAAAGCCTGATTTAGGATTTCCATAGATAATAAAAATAAAGTTGAATTTCAATATAAATTATTTGTTCTCACCATTCAGATACTTCATTCGTCCCCTATAAACAGGGATAGCCAAAACCAAAATGATTCCATAGTTGAGGATTGTATTTCCTGTTTGATTTTCAAATAGAGTAATTTGCGTGAATGATTCTTTTACTACTCCAAAGACTTTAAGAACAGAAGAAATTAAATCAAGTGCCAGAGGAAATGCGATTGACATTCCTATGATTGAAATGATTAAATTCAGCACAGAACTAATCTTTGGAAGCTTATTATGAATGACAACAATTAGAATTCCATAGGCTAAGGTTGCAAGAATTCCAACACCAATATCTAGCACATAAACCATCCAGCCAGTCACCATTTTACTAATCACTAATTGATGGATGTAGTATGCCGATAGACCAAAAACCAGTGCGAAGTCTATAGCATAGGCGGAAATTTTTACTGAGTATTCAGCAATTAATTTGAATAATGTAATCGCAGCTACAACTGAGAATGCAATTACCATAAGAAGTATTGCGTACATATTGCCTCCTAGCATTCAGACCAATCATCTTTATCTGGTCGGTAGTTTTTTAAGAAGTCCCCGCGAGGTCTTTCAACACAACATTCATTTAAATTAAGCAGCCCAAGTTTTACCATTTCAGATATCTTTAAATTTACCAGATTGATGTCTACTCCCAATTCATAAGAGAGGTCTACATCATCTATTTGTCCACGAAGAAGTGGGATGATATCTTCATCAGCAATGAGCAAATGAGCAGCGAAAATATTTGCTTCAAGTTCATTCTTTGAGTTATCAACAAAGAGACCATTTTCATGGAATGCTACACCGCTAATGACTTGGTCACGATGTAACTGATCATGTCCTAATTCATGTGCAAGTATTAAATCTTTCTGCCTTCCAACCTCAGTAGAAATGAAAATAAATCTATTGCGTTGTATGACATGGTACATTCCAAGAAGGTGCTTTGTGTCTTCAAGAGGGCAGACCTTGATGTTCAAAAACCAAATAAGTTCATTGGGGTCCCTCGTCTTGTATTTTTTAATCAAAGATTGAACCTTTTCATAGATCCAACGATTTGACAAGATATACACCTACCTTACTTTTTCTTTTTACGACCATACTTTTTATTCTCTTCTTTTGCTTTCCAATAAGCTTCGGTTAGTGCTTGAATAGCAGCATCTTTATCATTATCTGAGAGTTCACCGCCGGCAAAGAGGGCAACGAGACCTTCAGTTAAAGCTTGAGCCTTTCTAGCTTCACCTTGACCGTATTTATTCGCAACTTCAGAAACGAAAATATCATCATTTTCTAAGAGGTAGTTGTAATCACACTGCATTACTTTCGCAATTTTTTCGTAGGTTTCCATACTCTTAGGGAAGCGTTGACCAGTTTCATAAAAGTACAAAGTCTTTGGACTTATTTCTATTTGCTTTGCGAAATTCTCCCTTGTAATCTTGTTCTCTGAGCGATATTTTTTTAGTTTTTCTCCAAAATTCATATTTTTGTTCCTCCTAGTTGGTTTCAAAGTACTTATTATTTAATATCTCGGAACTTAAGTACTTGTTTTTAATCGCAAAATAGTTTATTATATTCATTAATAAGAACTTAAGTACCTATATTATATCCTTTCATGTACAAAAATACAAGTTTAAAATTAAGAGGTGAGAAAATTGAGAAAAACTAAAACACTAAAGCAAATTGAGCGGCTATACCAGGAACAGAGCTTAGATGTACTTACTATTTACGAACGATCAAAAGCTCTATTAGAGATATATCGTAATGTCATTTGGTCACTTAAGAATACTGCTGATTCCATGATTTATGAGACTCAAGAGACCTATGGGAAAGACTTAGATGAAGCACTCATTTATCTTTCGACTTTTGCTCCTGAGTTTAAAAGACAAGACTTTGAAAGCGGTGTCAGTCACCTGTTTGAATCAAAGTGGCTAATTGAAATTATAGATAAGTCTCTGGTCAAAATTAAGGATTATCCAGAATTTGGAGAAATATATTCAGCTATTTTAATGCAGTGTTATCTTGGAAAAACGAAAACAAAAGATGCTGCTTGTATGCAGATGTTGAACCTAGAAAGAAGCTGCTACTACCAGCGAAAAAGAGAAGCCATTACTCTTTTAGGCGTTTCCCTATGGGGATTTGAATTGCCTAGAATAATTCAGGAATTGCATGAAGAGAATCTTAAGGCGATTTATTATGAGGAGATAAAATCAACGATTCCAATTTATACAACCGAGGACCTGGCTCGAATGGTGGAAAGGAAAATAAAGCCAAAGTAGTTGCAGATTGAATGCCGACTGATATTGGACCAGCTGCCGAGTACGTTCGAATTGAATGTGTACTGAAGTACCTATAGACTGATAACATGGGGTAACCCGAAAACTAAATAAGAAAGGCAAGAGACCGAGGAGAAATATCCTGGGTCTTTTTTTATGCCGTTTTTTAGGAGGGACTATGTATCAGTGCAGAGCTCCTCCTTTTTGATTTCAAGAACAAAGCAGAAACAAAACTTGAAATTAATTAGGAGGATACCATGAGTAAAGAATATTTTATTTTCGTTGAAGGAAAACGAATTGTAGTAAGCAAAGAGGTGTACCAAGCATACTGGCATGAAACAAATAAAGAGAATTATCAAAGGCGGCTGGATAGAGAAAACCAGCTGCTTTTCTTTTGTGACTTAGATCATGACGGAAACTTTGAGGGAAATCTTATTGACCAAAATGTCGATGTAGAAAAACTCGTTGAAACCCGACAAAGAATTGAAGAACTGAATAGAGCATTAGCTTCTCTAACAAATGAAGAAAGGGAAATCATTGATGCCCTTTATTTCCGTGATGAAACAACAAGGAATGTTGCCAGTAGCTTTGGACTTCATCAAACCAGCCTAATCAGAAAAAGGAATCAGATTCTAAAGAAACTAAAAATAATTTTAGAAAATTTCTAAGTTAGGTGTGTTCAAGAGGGTCGAATTTTCACTCTAAAGGTGAGGGGGAATTTGATCCTTTTTGCTTTTTTACCAAACGACAAGTCGGTAAGTGCAAACAAAAAAAGGACTCCTCTCCCATTAGGGACTGATCCTTGAAAACTGAATAGACCATAACGAGACGTTAATCAAAGTATAGCGTGTATGCATCTTCGCCGAAACCTTCCTGCCACGAGTTGGTAAAAATGAATACCTGTTTGTCCAGACAGAGGAAACAAGGAAGTGAGCGATAAAAGATGACTGAAAAATGGAAGTCGGGAACTTTCATTCGCAGTGACCACTTTGAGGACAATGATACTTCTACAGTTGAAGCCGGCTCATCTGAACAGGGGCGGAGGTGAGATTCCTATGTAGCTAACCCATAGCACTCGTTAATGTCAAAAAACTTATTTTAAAAACCAAAACTAATAGAAACGAGGAAAAAGCTATGAGTTGCAAAGTAATGATCGTTGAAAACAACGAGACACTAGAACAAGTCATATTAGTTGATTATATAAATGGATTTGAAGTGACATGTGAGATGAATCAAGAAGATTTCCTCAACATTTTACTATCAGAGTGCACCAAACATTGCATGCTGAGTGAGTACGCACAAATCTAATATTAGCCGCTGACATTTTAGGTAAAGGGCGGTAAGATTTAGATGTGGAAGCTTTGAATCCTTAAATAACCATTTGCAGTGAGTAACGATTTAAGGAGGAAAAGTAATGAAAAAATTAGCAGTAATGTATCTAAGGCTATCACGAGATGATGGCGAAGAAATCGAAAGTAATTCCATTTCCAGTCAAAGAGAACTCATAAAAGCCTATGGCAAACAGCATGGGCTAAATATTTCATGTGAGTATGTAGATGATGGTGTAAGTGGAGCAACCTTCAACAGACCATCATTTAAAAGAATGATGGAAGACCTTGAAAAAGGAAAAATTGAAACGATTGTCGTAAAAGACCTATCTCGATTTGGTCGTGACTATATCGAAACTGGGAAGTATCTTCAAAAGATTTTTCCAGAGAAAAAAGTTCGTTTTATTTCAATCAATGATAATTATGATTCAATGAATGCAGATGCAAATGATACCCACCTTGTTTTACCAATAAAGAACTTTATCAATGACAGCTATTGTCGTGATATTTCCATGAAGGTGAAAAGTTCTCAACAGATGAAGCGAAAAAAGGGTGAGTTTATAGGTGCGTTTGCTCCTTTTGGTTACAAGAAAAATCCTAATGATAAACATCAGCTGATCATTGACCAAGAAGTAAAGGGAATCATTGAAACCATTTTCAATAAGAAGGTAGATGGCTATTCATCAAGTTCCATTGCGAAGTACCTAAATGAACTCGGAATAGTAACGCCTGCTCGTCACAGGGAAAAGAAACTTGGTGATAGCGTAGGTTTTGTTGGTAAAGACAAAAAATGGGATGCGAAGATGATTAACAGAATCATCAGCAACCCTGTTTATATAGGAACGCTAGAGCAAGGAAAACAAATGAAGCTCAACTACAAAAGTGATAAGCGAATCGATATAAAAAAGGAAGACTGGGTAGTCATTGAAAATGCTCACAAGGGTATCATATCTCAAAGCATATTTGCCATCGCAAATGAAATGCTACTTCGAGATGTGAATAGTCGAGGCATACCAGGTCTTTTTAGTGGAATGCTCTTTTGTAAAGATTGTGGCTCGCAAATGATTAGACGGGTTGTGAAGTATAAAGACAAGACCAATGTTTTTTATATCTGCGGTAGCCACAATGATAGTGGGGAGTGTTCTAGGCATAGTGTAAAGGAAGATGAGCTTAAGGATGTTGTTGAACATCTCCTAAATGATTTCTTACACTACAATGAACGAATTTATCACCATGCTTTAAGGCAAGATTTTAATTCGATTGAATTTAAAGCTGAGGTAGAAGATCTGCTTCAAGAGAAAAAGAAATACGAAACACTTCGTCAATCCTTATTTATGGACTTGGAAGATGATCTCATTACGGAGGAAGAATTCAATCGATTTAGAGCAAGCTATGCTTTGAAGATTAAAGAAATTTCTGTGCAAATAGAAAACAAGAATAAAATAATGAACGAGGTTCAAGAGAAAATTCGCAATCGCCAGTGGCTTATTGATTTAGATGAACTAAAGGAAGATGGCAAGCTTGATCGCAAGCGATTAGTCTATCTGGTCAATCGTATCAAGATAGGTGAAGAGAAGAAAATCTCTGTGGTGTTCAACCATATGGATGAACTGAATGCACTGGAAACACTAATCAAGCAAGCACAAATAAAGGAGAAATCAAAGGAAGGAAAACTGATTGCCTTCCCTTTAAATCGTGTTAGTAGTGATGAGGTGGTATGTCATGGCTAGAACATCAAGACGATACGAAATACAAAAAGAAGAAATATCAAAATCGGTTTATCGTGCTGGCGTTTATGTTAGGCTTTCAAGTGAGAGACACGAAGAATGGAGAGAAAAATCTTCTTCTCCCAAAGCACAAGCTTATATATGTGAGGAACACGCAAAAAGCAAAGGTATACAGGTGATTCAAGTCTATGAAGATTATGAGTACTCTGGTACAAACTTTGAAAGACCTGCCTATATTCAGATGATGTCAGATGTTCGAAATGGAAAGATTAACTGCATTATTGTGCGTGATTTGTCCAGGCTTGGTCGAGAGCATATTGAGATGGGACAACTGATAGACAAAGTATTTCCATTTCTGGGCGTGCGATTTATTTCCGTTACCGATAATCTAGATACCATAGATGGACTGGATAATAACAAGTCCTTTGAGGTCATGCTTAAAAATATCATCAATGATATGTATGCAAAAGATATTTCATCAAAAATTATTTCAGTCAAACATACAAGAGCAAAAGAAGGCTACTTCATTGGCTCGGTTCCGCCCTATGGATATAAAATTGAAAAAACACCAAAGGGCCAGAAATTGGTCATCAATGAAGATACAGCTCCCATCGTTCGTCAGATATTTGATTGGACGTTTGAAGGTAAAAGCCAATATGAAGTTACACTTGAGCTAAATCGATTAAGAATAGCTACAGCCACTCATTACCATAAAACTGGTGAAATTTACCGACCAGAAGATGGTCAAGAATGGAGCAAAGGCACGGTAGCGAAGATGCTAATCAATGAGACCTACACAGGCACACTCATACAAGGAAAAAGAAGACAGAGTCTAGTTAAGGGAGAATCGCAGCATTCAACATCGCCAGAAGATTGGATTGTAGTAAAAAACGCTCATGAAGCAATTATATCGGATGAAGAGTTTCAGCAAATTCAAAAGATTAGACGTGAACGTAAAGACAATCACTATTTTGCTTCTGAAAGGAATGACTTAGTGAGAGACCCTGAAAACCGCTATCTAGGACTTGTATTTCTAAAGGATACTGAAAGAGCCTTGTACCGAAGAACAAGAATTTATGGGAAGAATGAAAAGAGATTACTTTATTGTTTCCAACCGGATAATTTCACAGGGAAAAGCTTAGAGAAAGTGAATATCTTTATTACCGAAGAAAACTTAGATGCGATGGTACTTCAAACGATTCAAGGAATCGCTTCTCAATTGATTTCAGAGAAGAGCTTCTTGGAGAAAATTAAAAATGAATTTTTGAGAAGGAAAGAAGTTGCAGAGACTGGACTTAAAGAGCTTTCAATGAAAAAAGATTTATCGGAAGCTACTATTGCTCGCTTATATGAACGCTATGCCACAGGAAGCCTTGATAAAGCGAAATACATCACGTTTAAGGAGGATGAATCAAGGAAACATGCAAGTTATTGCTCGGAGATTTCTAGGCTAGAGATGATGATTTCAAACCTCAAAAAAGATGAAAGAAAAAGCAGAAAAGTTGCCAGAACGATTTTTCAGGCAAGGAAAGAGACAAAACTTTCTGCTGAAGTTATCAAGGAGTTAATCGAAAGAATTGATGTTATTTCAAAAACTGAGATAGAGATTCATTTCTTATATGATTTTAGTGAGAACGGAGGTATCTAATGAATAAAGTAGCACTGTACTTCCGTTTATCGGTAGAAGAACAATCTGGTAGAGAAGAAAGTGAAAGTATCATTTCTCAAAGGAATTATGTTACTTCATTTTTCAAAGCACAAAGTGATTTGAAGGACTTTCCTTATGAAGAATACATTGATGATGGCTTTAGTGGTTCAAATACCAAGAGACCTGGATTTGAACGGATGATGAATGATGTGAAAGCTAATTTAGTGAAAACTATCATTGTAAAAGATTTATCTCGTTTTATGCGTGATTACATTGCGATGGGTGATTATCTTGAGAACATCTTCCCTTTCATGGGGGTTCGATTTATTGCCATCAATGACAATTATGACAGTAGTAAAGAAAAGGGAAATGGAACAGAACTGGATATCCAGTTCAAAAACTTACTCTATGATTTCTATGCAAAAGATGCCAGTCAAAAAGTGAGGTCAGTTCAGAACGCTTTGAAGGCTAAAGGTAAATTTATGGCATGGCAACCACCATTTGGGTATATCAAAGATCCAAATGATAAACATAAAATAATCGTAGATGATGAAGTAGCTCATATAGTAAGGGAAGCCTTTGAATTATCATTAAAAGGAATGTCAACTAGAAAAATTGCTCAGTTGTTTAATGAAAAGAATTACATCACTCCATACAGACGAAAGAAACAAACCTCGAGGATGGATTACTCTTATAAGACAACAACGACTGAGAACCATAAAGAGCCAATCTGGATGCATGGAACAGTCATTAAAATCCTGGGTAATGAAAATTACACTGGAACATACTGCTATAACATGGTTCAGAAATCAATTGCTAGTGGTGGAAAGTCAATACCAGTTCCAAGAAAAGATTGGGGGCGTGTATTTAATAATCATGAAGCAATTATCTCGAGAAAAATGTTTGATCAGGTTCGAGATCAAAATCAAGCCAAGGCTTTTAAGAATGTGGACTATTCTCAACTAAAAGAAATCAGATATCCACTAGAAGGATTTATTGTCTGTGAAGAATGTGGTCATATTCTTGCAAGAGAGAGTACGACGAGACATCAAAAGAACGGCATAAAAAAGTTTAACTATATGTCTTGTAGAACCTGTAAGGCTAAAAAATTAGAAATAAAACGGATGAAATTGGAACTGATAGAAGAAACGGTTTGGAACTTACTGAAAGAGAAAGTTCAATCTGAAGGAAGTATTGAAGAAGAACCACAGTGGAAATCAACGAAGTTAGATCGGATTGCTTTATTAGAATCTGAAAAAGAAGAAGCCTTCCATCAATACAAGACTGGTAAATTACCTAGAGAAGATTTCATTGCAAAGAAATGCTCGATTGATGTGGATATTGAGATGATAGAAAACGAAGTAGAAGAACAAGAATATGAAAAGCTAAAGGTTACCGACTCACTCACGAGGGAGATTGTAGAACGATATATTGATAAAGTTATCGTCTCTCATGGTGGTGGAATAGAAGTGGTTTTGAAAGTTTAAATATGGAGAAGGGCATTGAATAAATCAGTGCTCTTTTTTGTAACATTACCTTGACATCAGAGGGTTCGGGGACTCTCTTGATGAACCTGGCCAGTCAGATTGGTACCGACCGTACCAGCGTGTATAGTCAGGACATTTCTCAAAAATCCTCCAATCTCTTGCGTCTCAACTTGATTCTCAATGGCTTGCAGCATTCCATTCACAATATCGTACAGGGAAATACTATTCTCAACAATCGCCATGTGGAGAAGATGGACTATATCGTATCCAATCCTCCGTTCAAACTAGATTTTTCTGAGTGGCGAGATCAGGTAGAGAGCCTGCCAAATAGTAGTGAACGCTTCTTTGCAGGTGTGCCAAAGATTCCCAACAAGAAAAAAGAGAGTATGGCTATCTACCAACTCTTTATCCAGCATATTATCCATAGTTTGAAGGAAGACGGGCAGGCAGCTATTGTCTTGCCTACGGGCTTTATCACTGCCCAGTCAGGTATTGACAAGAAAATCCGTCAGCACCTGGTCGATGAGAAGATGCTGGCAGGTGTCGTTTCTATGCCGTCCAATATCTTTGCGACGACAGGTACCAATGTCTCCATCCTTTTTATTGATAAGAAAAACAAGGGTGATGTCGTCCTTATCGATGCCTCAAATCTCGGAACCAAGGTCAAGGAAGGCAAGAACCAAAAGACCGTGCTATCTCCTGAGGAAGAGCAGAAAATCGTCGAGACCTTTATCAAGAAAGAAGCCGTCGAGGACTTTTCTGTCACCGTCTCTTATGAGGACATCAAGGAGAAAAACTACTCTCTCAGCGCAGGCCAATACTTTGACATCAAGTTCGACTATGTAGATATCACAGCAGAAGAGTTTGAAGCTAGGATGACCGCCTTTCAAAGTAAACTCTCAGACCTCTTCCAGCAATCGCATGCCTTGGAGCAGGAGATTAAAGAGCAAATGAAGGGGTTGAAATATGAGTAAGTTAGACGAGTGTATACTAGGTGACTTAGTTGAGTTTCAAAGAGGATATGACTTGCCAAAATCAAAGTTTGTAGAAGGCAAGTATCCGGTGCAATCATCAAATGGTATTTTAGGCTATCATAACGAGTATAAAGTAGAGGGGCCTGGGATTACAATTGGTAGAAGTGGTACAGTTGGTACTCCTCACTTGATTAGAGAAAATTTTTTCCCTCACAATACTTCACTCTTTGTTAAAGAATTTAAAGGGAATGATATTGAATATATATATTATTTATTGCAATATTTGGATTTAGGTAATCAAAAATCTGGTTCTGGTGTACCAACAATGAATAGAAATCATTTACATCCGATTAAGATTAGGGCTTATCGTGATAAAACATACCAACAAAGGACTATTAAAATTCTATCTTTAATCGATAAGAAAATCCAAATCAACAATCAAATCAACCAAGAGTTGGAAGCCATGGCCAAGACCCTCTATGACTACTGGTTTGTGCAGTTTGATTTTCCAGACCAGAATGGCAAACCCTACAAATCATCAGGTGGAAAGATGGTCTATAACCCAGAACTCAAACGCGAAATCCCAGAGGGGTGGGGAGTGGAGAGTGTTGGTAACTTATTAGATAAAGTTACTAAAGCTGAAAAGATTGAAAATAATTCGATTGAATTTATTGGGGAAATACCTGTTATCGATCAGAGTCAAAAATATATTGCAGGTTTTACGAATAATGAAAATGCCATACTACAACCTCAAGATGGGCATGTAATATTTGGTGATCACACTAGAGTAGTAAAATATATAAATTTTGATTATGCTAGAGGAGCTGATGGCACTCAAGTCTTAATTTCAAATAATGAGAATATTTCAAATGTATTACTTTATCACATGATTGAAGATTTTGATTTATCAAATTATGGATATGCTAGACATTTCAAATTTCTAAAAGAGAAAACTGTTATAGTTCCTGATAAAGAAGTATCGTCAAAATTTGAAACACAACTGTGCTACTCATGAGTTGAACAAACTCTGCCTGATTCAAATGTTGGGCGTATAGTGGAATGCGGATTTTCATTTAATATACCTCGCTTTA